CAATCCTCAGTCTGAGTTGTTTCGTCGTTTAACGAGACTTTTCTCCGGACCAATCACAAACTGGAGAACCCAAACAAATAGAAAAATTAGAAGAATTGAGCTTGATAAATATGCAACAGAGTTCAGATCTGCTTCTGGTCAACAATTTAAAAAGGCCGCCTATAGTCCATTTGATGTCATGCAAAGTAAAATCATGGCAAATCAAAATAGATCAGAAAGATATATTGACTATGACCAAATGGAATACATGCCAGAGATTGCTTCTGCTCTTGACATCTATGCAGACGAAATGACAACCCACTCTTCTCTGAGCCCGATGCTTCGTATTGATTGTCCTAATGAGGAAATTAGAGCAGTCCTTCATTCTCTCTATATTAATGTCTTAAATCTTGAGCATAATCTTTTCGGGTGGTCTCGTTCTATGGTCAAGAACGGAGACTTTGTTCTTTATTTGGATATCGATGATAGACTCGGTGTCAAGTCTGTTATTCCTATTCCTCTTCGAGAAGTTGAAAGGCTCGAAGGTGAAGACCCTTCAAATCCAAATTATGTCCAGTACCAGTGGAACTCTGCTGGGATGACTTTTGAAAACTGGCAAATTGCTCACTTTAGGATCCTTGGAAACGATAAATATGCTCCATATGGAACTTCTGTTCTCGATCCTGCTCGCAGAATCTGGAGACAGTTGGTTCTTATGGAAGATGCAATGATGGCTTATCGTATCGTCCGTTCTTCCGAAAGACGAGTTTTCTATATTGATGTTGGCTCCATCGCTCCGCAGGATGTTGAGCAATTCGTTCAAAAAACAATTACATCGATGAAGCGCAATCAGGTTGTTGATGCTAATACTGGTCGCGTCGACCTTCGCTATAATCCACTTAATGTTGAAGAGGATTACTTCATCCCAGTTCGCGGCGGAGAATCTTCAAGGATTGATACACTTGCTGGCGGTCAGTTCACTGGCGATATCGACGATGTGAAATACCTTAGAGACAAGATGTTCTCGGCTTTGAAGATTCCATCTGCTTATCTATCAAGTGACTCCGAAGCACAAGAAGATAAAACAACTTTGGCTCAAAAGGATGTTCGCTTTGCAAGAACAATTCAAAGACTTCAGCGTTCTGTTATCACTGAATTGGAAAAGATTGGCATTGTTCACTTGTATACTCTCGGTTTCCGTGGAGATGACTTGGTTAGCTTCAAGCTCAAGCTCAATAATCCATCCAAGATTGCTGAACTTCAAGACCTCGAAGAATGGAAAACTAAGTTTGAAATCGCAAGTGGTGCAACAGAGAACTTCTTCTCCCGCCGCTGGATTTCCAAGAACATTTTTAACCTCTCAGAAGAAGAGTTTGTTCGAAATCAAAGAGAAATGTTCCACGACCGAACATTTGAGGCAGAACTCGGCGCTGTTGCCGAAGCAGCTACAGCAGAATTTAATGCGGCAGCCGGCGGCTCTGCTGGCGGCGAAGACGAACTCGGCGACCTCGGAGGAGGCGACGAGGGCGGTGGAGATTTGGATCTAGGAGGGGAAGATTTAGGCGGTGGAGATGCTGGCGACGACCTGGATCTTGGAACAGGAGATGCGGGAGAAGCAGGGGGAGCAGATGAGGGACCACTCCTCGCCGCCCCTGCTAAGAGAGACGATAGAGACCGCAAAACAACAAAGAACTCTCAAGGCAAACGAGCAAAGGGTAAAAAGTATGTTTCTACCGCAAAGCGAGGCGGAGATGGTAGGAATGGCAGAATACAGAATTACACAAATATTGCAATTCCAAAGCCAAAAGATGTTGTTTCAGGATATTCAGATATGAAACAACTATCTCGTGGAATTTACGAATCACAACAAACTACTTATGACAGCGATGAGAATCTATTATTTGAAGTATCGACTGAAATTCGAAACTTGATTGCTGATCTAGAAAAATCGGAGACTGAAATAAATGAAAATGAAGCACAATAAAAAGCGCAATACCGCTTTTATCTTTGAAGCTTTGATTCGAGAGTTGACAAAAGCTGTTGTCGCTCAAGATAAGCCAAAGCAAAAGAAGATTGTTAAGATTATTAGAGAGAATTTTAAGGGAAGAACTCTTCTCGCAAAGGATCTTGAGGCATACAAGACTATTCTTGAATCAAAAGATCTTGACAAAAAGACTGCTGAAAAGCTCATCTTTGAAGCAAGAATGATTAAGATGTCAATTAATCACAAGGTTCTCTTCGAAATGCAAAGTGAAGTCATTGATCTTATCAATAAAGAAGTCTCACCAGAAGTTTTCAACAACTTTGTTCCGAACTACAAAGATTTAGCAACAGTCTTCCAGATTTTTCACCCAAGAACAAAAGCAAAGCAAAGAGTTCTTCTTGAAAACCAAGTCATTGAAAATATGCTCTCCGGTGAAGCAAAAGACAGAGAAGCAATCAAACCAATCGACAACTTGACATACAAGACATTTGTCAAGAAATTCAATGAAAAGTATGGTGAATCTCTTCTCTCTGAACAAAAAGAACTTCTCAAGCATTATATTGGATCCTTCTCTGATAACGGGATCGACCTCAAGGCTTTCTTGAGCGAAGAGATTGATCGCTTGCGTGAAGTTGTTGAGAGTTCAACCCAACTTACAGAAGTTAAGCAAGATGAAACAATCTTGGAAGGAACACAAAGAGTTCTTGATGTCATTAACGGCTTCAAACAGAGAGACATCGATAACAAGTTCATTCACGATGTTCTTAAAATCCAGAATCTTGCGAAGGAGATTGAAGAATAATGGCACTTATGACAGTCCGCGTTGGTCAAGAACAGAAAGACAGGTTCGAGATCCAACTAGAAGCAAGAAAGTCTTTGGATGGCAATATTATGATTTTCGATCACAAAGAGATTGATATTGTTATAATGCCAAAGAAGAACAAGATTGTCACATTTGCCAAGAAAGAGCCATCCGATTCTGTTTATGCCGCACAAGACCGATTTTTTGAGTTCATGAATACGAAGGGGCTTGTTCAATTCGGCACAGTTCGTGGCGGAAATATTTATGGATCCATTGAGGGCTTGATTTGTGAATCCGAGAACCCACAAAATAATCCTTTCGACTATGCCCTTTATGGAATTTACCAATTTGTTCAACAAGAGGCACCATATTATAATTATCTTGAGAGCTATGAAGAAATGCTCGACGATTACTATACGGAACCAACAAAAGAAGATTCCACAGAGCTTGGCGAAGTTCCACAAGCAACAGAGAAGGGATCTATTCGCCCAGGCTACACATATGAACCTTATTGGATGAGCTACATGCTTGAAAACTTACAGAAGGAAGACTAATGTCATTTGTAGAATTGGCTTATTTTGTTTTGTCTGCTTACGGACTGACCCAGATTCTTTGTTACGGTAGAATCTTTAACAGAATCAGACCAAAGGGCTATTTCTGGTCTTGTCCAATGTGTATTGGCTTCTGGGTCGGGATGTTTTTATGTGTCATTAATCCATTGACACAACTATTTATGTTTGAGATCACAGTAGCAAACATAATGCTTTGTGGCTTCATAAGTTCTGGAACTTCTTATATCCTTAGTATGGTATTCGGAGATTCTGGATTAAACTTGGAGACCAAGAATGTCACTCAAGAGATGGATGATTCGCGGAGTTAGACGCTGCAAAGCAGGCTGTTGACTACTTTAAAGAGGAAATAAAATGAGCAAAGTATTGCTAAGAGAATACTATGAACTTTGTGAAGGCGGAGTTTGTAGAGACCTTCTAACAGAAGAAGAAAAAAGAGATATTCAAGAAAACAATGCCATGTATTTGACCGGGCTTATGCAACAGTGCGGAGTCAAAAACGGAAATGGCAGAGTTTACCCAGAAGATGTTCTTAAAAGAGAGATTGATGTTTATAAGAAACTCGTAAGAGAAAAGAGGGCACTCGGTGAACTCGATCACCCAGATGATTCCGTTATCAACCTTAAAAATGCTTCTCATATGGTCACAAACATTTGGATGGATGGACCAAAGGTTATGGGAACTGTCAAGGTCTTGAACACTCCATCAGGTCAGATTTTGAAATCTCTTGTCGATTCCGGGGTCAAGCTTGGTATTTCTTCCCGTGGTCTCGGCTCTGTTCGTGAGTCTATGCAAGGCACGATTGTTGAAGATGATTTCCAACTAATCTGCTTTGATTTTGTTTCTGAACCTTCAACACCAAATGCCTTTATGGCACTTAAAGAAGGCAAGGAATACGACAAGCCAAATATTTTCACAAAAGCCGATAGAATTAATCGTGCTCTAAAACAAATCTTGGATGAACAATGAAAAAGAAAGAATTACAAGAAGTCTTAAAGCCACTTATTAAGCAATGCATCAAGGAAGTCATCTTCGAAGAAGGTGTTCTTTCTGGCATCATTAAGGAAGTCGCCGTAGGAATTGGAAGCCAGACAATCGTGGAAGCACGCCAAGTCACCCCACAAACTCAGGCTACACAGATTGAGCGCCAGCCAATCCAAGACCATCAGCTACAGCAAGAAGCAAGAGCAGAGATGGCAAACAAGAGAAAGAGATTAGAAGAGGCAGTTGGGATCGGTTCCGTATTTGAAGGAACACAACCACTCTCTTCAGGTGGGACACCATCTGGTGATTCGAAGGTTTCAAGCCCTCTTTCGGCATATGCGCCAAATGATGCTGGTGTTGACATCAGCGGGATTATGGCAATCGGTTCTGGACAGAACTGGAAGAAAATGATTTAATTGGAGTTATAATGTCTAACAGGACACACGGTAGAGAGCCCCAAACAAAGAGGGCAGTAAATGTTTCAGAAAAGTTGAGACACAAAAACGATTCAGTCGACAGAATGATTCGTCGCTTTTTGAGAAAAAGCAAGAAGCAAGATATTGTTAGAAAATATCGTGCTCGTGGTGAATTTGAAAAGCCCTCCGTCAAGAGAAGAATGGCAGGCAAAAGAAGACAAAAAATTCTTGATAAAGCACAACAAAGATACGAGCAAATGAGAGACGGTGGAGTTGGCACGGATGATAAACTTCCGAGACCAAAAAAGAGAAGAAGAAGGTAAGAAGCAAACTATTTATTGCAGGAGAAACAAATGTCAATTTATCAATATAGACCAGGACTTAACAATGCCGCTTCTTACATGGCATCAGGTACACCATTTATTACAGGATCAAACGCCCTTACTGGAACTATGAAGATTGAGTTTCCCAGAGTTACAAAGTCTATTACCATTCACGAGCTTACAAACAATAAGGCAATATATTTTTACTTTAACGAAAATGCAACAGAGTTAAATAAGTTTGTTATTGATGCGACTTCGCACGATCACCAGCCATTCACTTTTGATGTCAAGTGTAAAGAAATTTATATCTCTGGTTCTGGTATTCAGTTCAGACTTATGGCAGAATTGACCGGCATCGAAGCAAAAGAAATGTTCACCCTTACAGGTTCAGGTGTAACCGAATAGTATCATTATAAAAAAACGTCTTTTTATAATTTCGACAACTATTTATTTTTGAACCATTTTATAAGGGGAAGTCTCTATGTCTTCATTGTTAGAACAAGCAATCATTGACGCCGCTGCGCTTAAAGATGCGGCAATCAAAAACGCAGAATCTGCTCTTTTGGATAAGTATTCCAACGATATCAGAGAAGCGGTTGAAAATCTTCTAGAGCAAGAAGAGGAGCCAAGTCAAGATAAGGAAGAGGAAGCTCCCTCCAATGCTGAAGATATCCCCCTTGCAGCAGATCCAGAATCTGAGCCTTCCGAGGATGAAGTTATCACTCTTGATTTCGAAGAGCTTCAGAAAATGGCTGACACGCTTTCTGCTGAAGATCAGGATCTTGTTGGTGATCCGCTTTCTCATGAGGCAGCCATGGAAACACCGCCGGCTCCAGTCGACACCCCAGAAGATTCAGTTTCCCCCGTTGATGTCGGCATTGCTCTCGAAGAAGAGATTGATACAGTGGACCTTGAAGCAATCATTGAAGAGTTGATTGTTGATATCGAGCCCCAAAAGGATGGCTGGGCTGGAACCCCTGATAGTATTATGGACTTCAAGCAAGAGCTTGAGATGGCACGCATGGCTTCTACAAAGGCACAAGAAGAAAATGAAGCACTCGTTGCAGCCAATAAGAAGTTGACAAAGGAAAACAAAGATCTTAAGACTAAGTTTTCTACTTTGATTGACTCAGTTAACACTTTAAAGGAAAGCATGGAAAAGGTTAACCTTTCCAATGCTCGACTTGTTTATACGAACAAGACTTTGGCAAATCGCTCCCTGAATGAGCGACAAAAGAATAAAATTGTTGATGCTTTGTCAGAGGCACGTTCGGTTGAAGAAGCAAAGGTAATCTTCGAGACTCTAGAGAACGCAGTGGGCAGTGTTGTAGGTAAGGCACAGCCACAATCACTTCGTGAGACTATTGAAAGACCCTCTGCCAACTTGCCT